ATTCGTCCAATCCTATTTAGCTGGTGCTAAGCTTAAATCTGATGCCTTTACTTATCCCGTTCGTCTCACTAACTACCTTCCTGCTTGGTTGCCTCTCCACGCCCGCAATGGCATTCGCCAGCGGTCGAAGAAAGTCATCCGTTTTTGGATGAGCATTTTCTATATCTATAAAGTTATACAAATGCCTTACAACCTCAGAAAGGCCGTCGCGTCAATTCAGACACCTAAGTTAATACCTGACTTGGTACAAACTCAGATGTTCGAGTCGTATCGACAGTTCCTACGCACCATCTTCATCCCGAAGATATGTGGCGGAATTAGGGCTATTCCTAAACATGTACCTGGTCAATTTTTCACTCCGGTCTCGGCTGGACCCAATGGGTCTCCAGCGGTAAACCGTGTGGCAGATGACGCCGGGGCACTTTATGAACAGCACGTTAGTGTTACGGACGATGAGTCAGTTAAGGATGGTACTCCCCGAGTCTCGATAATCCGTAATATCATCTATGTGGCCATGCATTTCTGCATCCCACTAGAGGTGTACGATATTACCGATGTCGGGAAGCGCCATGTTGAGGATGGCTTTGGGCTTACTAAGAAGCGTACTGGGAAACCCCGGTACCATTCTGTCGTGCACTTACTGCCTGAACCGGCAGGTAAGATAAGAGCTATAGCAATCTTTGATATATTTTCACAAAGAGTGTTAAAACCTCTTCACGATGACATCTTTCTTGTGCTGAAGAGCATCAAGCAAGATGGAACCCATAGTCAAACCTCTCTCATGAGCTGGCTTAAGAACCAAGCCAAATCGGCTTGGGTTGGATTTACATGGTCCTCTCTCGATATCTCTGCGGCTACTGATAGTATACCTGTCCAGCTCTACCAGATTCTTCTGGAGGAGCTCTATGGACATACTGCTCAGGCAGCAGATATGGCGAAGGACGTCCTGGCGCTTATGACAGATCGTGAATTCACCGTTAAAGGTGTATCCCAGATCTTGTCGTCTGATAGTAAGGATGTAGTTCCGGAAACGGTACGGTACACCCGTGGACAGCCAATGGGCTGTTTAGGATCTTTCGCGTTACTTGCATTGTGGAATCATTCGTGGGTCCAGTTTGCTTCTTGGCTTTTAAGTGGTAATTGCCTAACGAGTTACGGGGTTACTGGCGATGACGTCGTCATTGCCGAACCCTCTAGCTCTTCGCCTATCGGAAAGAAATATGTTGAATTGTCGAATATCTTCATGATTCCCATATCTCTTACGAAGTCATTTGTGTCTTCAGCTCTCTTCAACTTCTTATCACGTACGTGGTTCGAAGGTGAGGAGATTTCACCTGCTTCACTCAAGGAGGA